CCTTATAAATAAATAGTCTTACTTCATTAACATAAAGTTATTAGCACCTTGTACTATTAAACATCTTTCAGTTAAGAAGTGTAACTGCATTGCATCTAGCGCTGATGTAGCAGCTCCAACCGAACCAGTAGTCCAAGTCTTCATTCTTCTATCATCAGTAGCAGAAGCTCTGTATCTAACGTGCAAGAAAGGTCTCTTTAAGTTTTTACCTAATTGTTGGTCATAAACTGTAGAAACACCAGCTGGTATCATAACGCCTCTAATTGCGTTAGAACCAGCAGCATCGTTAATACCACCTCTTGTAGCTTTATCATTTAAGTATCTAAAGTCAGACTTGTAGAAGTCATAAGAACCTCTTCGGAAACCTGAGAAACCTAAATTTAATGCCATATCTTCGTCGTTGTTAAATACTCCGTAAGAAGTACCACCAGCTCCGTAAGAATTCATTGAAGCTAACATGTCGTCCATAGCTAAACTAGTAGCTCTGTTTACAAACATCATGTATTCTTCAATAGCACCTTGCTTATCAAACTCAGCTAGTATAAGATCAAACTCAGCTAAATCAGTAGCAGCATTAACACCAGTAACACCGGATGTAACATTACCTCTTTTAGTAATAGCTGAAAATAAACCTTCAGTACCAACTTTGTTATCACCGTTACCTGGATTACCAAGAATATCACTAGTATCAAGAGCTGAAGCTGATAAGTTTAATTCTGATTCTAGCATAGACATTTCGATATAATCGTTAAATCTAGCTCTAGTATCAGACTCTGCTTTTAAATACCATAAGTAACCACCTTGTCCTTGTTCAGATGTAACTTCTACCCAACCGATTCTTGAAGCGTCCGATCCAGATACTTCGTAGTAATCTTTCATAATAATTGGTTTATTGCTAAAAGTTTTAAAGTCTGGTTCATTAGCTCCTCTTGAATCAGTAGCAGCTGGTGAAGCAGCGGTAGTATTATAACTTACCCCTTTACCAAATTCAGAACCATAAACTAAAACAGTAGCGCCTAAAGCAGCTGAACTAGCTCCAGCGCCGTTAGTCATGTTAGCAGCATCATAAGGTAGTACAGTTAATAAATCTTTATCTGTACCGTCCATTGCTGTAACAACACATCTGTTTACACCAGCAGATGTAGCAATAAGAACAGTGTCATTAACTCTAATACCGTGCTTAATACCAGTTGTAGCTTCAGAGTTTCCAGAAATACCGTGTGTAGTATCTTCATTATTACCATCAATATCTGATTGAATTTGTATTGTTGTAGAAGTTTTTATCTCTGCTTTATAAGATAAATGTAATCTTCCTTGTTCTGACCAAATAACTTGATCTGAGGTCATTGCCTCTTCTGCACCGACTTGTGATAAGAAACCAGAGATAGTTCTTGGTCCGAAAACCTCAGCTTCTTTTTCCATTAAGTCTGGCAGGTATTGTTGAGCCCAACCCATATCTGTGTTGAAGTCAAGATAGTTTGTGTTTAGTGCTTGCTGCTGTGGGGCAGGTACACTATTCAAACTAGCTCCATTTGTAATTGCCATAATATATTCTTTTTAAATTATTAATTTCGTTTTTTAATT